ATTAAGCAGGCACTCATGAAGTACCGCCAGCGTTCAAGCAATGCTGTAGAGGAAAGCTATGTGTCCATGAAGCTTCTCCCTGAAACACAAGAATACATCCTGCCTAAAGAGATTATGGAAGTGCGCACCATTTACCGCCGCGGTATTGGAAGTGTGACAGGTACAACATCGTCACAGTTTGAACCGTTTGCATCGGGTTACTTGAATACATACATGCTAGTTGCCGGTCGTGTTGGTGGTCTTGTAAATTACGAGTTATTTGCACAGTATCAGAAGCTTGCGATGAAAATGTTTGGTGGCTTTATGAACTTCTCATGGAACAAGAGCTCCAAGAAGCTTATCATTGAACGAAAGATGCCATTCCAAGGCACAGGACAGAGCACAGTGGATCACGCAGAGACCGTTCTGTTATGGTGCTACAATTACAAACCAGATTGGATGCTACTAAATGACTACCAAGTTTATCCGTGGCTGCAAGAGTATGCTTATGCGTTTGCTAAACGATTGCTAGGTGAAGCAAGATCTAAATATTCCACTATTGCAGGACCAAATGGCGGTGTTCAACTTAATGGTGTGGCATTGATTGCAGAAGCCAAAGAAGAAATCGAAACCTTGGAAGAAGAAATCAAACGCTTTATGGATGGCGGTACGCCAATGACTTGGATCACAGGCTAATGCGCCAACGAACCTTTTGGTTTGGGTTATCCATGTTTATAGGTTACGGTTATTTTGTGCTGGCTTTAACGTACTGCCTAATGATAGCGATTGTAAAACCCACTAAATGGTGGGAAAAATTAGTAGGCCTTGTCATTCTTTGTATAATTGTGTTATCAATTGGTCAATGGGAAGATGCAGATTATTCTAATTACTTGAATTTTATGTAACTTCTTGCTATACTTGCACAAGACAAGGAGAATATATGAGCGTAATAGCAATTTGTGGCCTGATTGGTTCAGGTAAAGATACAGTGGCGGATTTTTTGGTTAACGATTTCGGATATAAGCGCATGAGCTTTGCTGGCACGCTGAAGGATGCAGTGGCAGCAGTCTTTAGTTGGGATCGTGAGTTGCTCGAGGGCAAAACTAAAGAGGGCAGGGAATGGCGTGAAGCTATTGACCCGTGGTGGGCTAAACGATTGGACATTCCCAACCTGACCCCGCGCCTTATGTTGCAGCTATGGGGAACTGAAGTGTGCAGACGAGGCTTTCATACTGACATCTGGGTAGCAAGCGTAGAGAATCAACTGCGCAATACGAAAGACAACATTGTAATTTCTGACTGCCGCTTCCCTAACGAAGTTTCTGCTATGCGCAATGCAGGTGCGAGAATTGGTTGGGTTAAACGCGGGGAGTTGCCAGATTGGTACCCTAACGCCATTGCAGCAAACAGAGGCGATGACGAGTCTAAAAATGTGTTAACTATGTTAGGCATTCACGCATCCGAGACAAGCTGGATTGGCACTGAGTTTGATTTTGAGGTCGAAAACAACGGGACACTAGACGATTTGAAAGCTAAGACTAAGCTTCTGGTGTACTAGGCTTCCAGGGTAGCTTACTTTTGTAAACCTCTATTGCGCAGTTAGCGCAAATGGTCTTCAGATTGGACCAATCAGTATTTTTTAAGTTTCCATCTAAATGGAACACCTGAAGTTGATCCAGCAACTTCGCTACAAAGCCGCACTTTTCACAGTGCGGTTTCTTTTTGTAGCCCGCTTTAACCCACGCCGCTGGCTTAGGCTTTAACTTTACCTCCTTACGCCCGCACGGATCACATTTTTTACGGTAATATGTAATGTCTTGTTTAACATAGTTGATTGCGACTGGTCTTTGCTTGCAATCTGAGCATAAAGGACGGAGTTTCATATCGTATTTACTGAAATTTAATTCTGCAAACCTTTAAAGGTGCTCGTAACAGCATACTTTTAACCAGTTTTCACTAAATATTGATAATGTACTTTAAAGGATAAACACCATGGCATTAGTTTCCCCAGGTCAACAAATTACTGTATCTGACGAAAGTCAATACGTACCAGGCGCAGTTGGATCAGTCCCACTTATCATTCTTGCTACTGCACAAGACAAAACAAACCCATCCGGCACAACGGCAAGTGGCACTATTAAAGCCAACGCTGGCAAGCTTCAAATGTTTACTGGTCAACGTGACTTAGTAAGCAACTTAGGTTACCCAATCTTCAAGCAAAGCTCGTCAGGCACACCGCTGCACGGTGACGAGCGCAACGAATACGGCTTAATGGCTGCTTATAGCACATTAGGTCTAGCTAACAAGGCATATGTTTTACGTGCTGATGTTGATATTGCACAATTAGATGCAACAGCAGTTCGCCCAACCGGCACAGTTGCAAATGGCACTAACTGGTTTGATTTATCTACAACAGATTTTGGTGTTTATGAGTGGAACGCAACTACTGCGGTTTACACCAAGGTTAAACCAACAGTGTATACTTCGGCTGCTGATATAGATGCTGGTACTGGCTACCCACTAGAGAGCGTTGGTTCCATTGGTAGTTACGGTGTATCATTGGCATCAGTCAGCGGTACTGCTTGGACAGTGCTTTACAAAAATTCTGCAAATGCATGGGTTGTAGTTGGAAGCTCTGCATGGACTGCATCGCACCCTACCATTAAAGGAACAACTCCATCCGTTGCCGTTGCAATCGGTGATGTAGTTACTGTAAATGCAACTTTAGTAACGATGACTAGTGCAACATTGGCTGGCGCAGTTACTGATATCAATAATGCTGGCATTGCTAATGTCACCGCAGCATTAGTGTCTGGTCACATTGAGTTATATACTTCGGCTACTGGTACTATAGTTGTTTCTGGTGCTGCATCTATTCTTGGTATCGCTGACGGACAATATTATAGTCCAATTACCAGCTTTGGTTCTTACGTGCAGATTCCAAATTGGAGAAGTACAGATACACAGCCACACCCAAGTGGTAGCGTTTATATTAAAACTACGACAACTGGTTCTGGTGCAAATATTAGCATTAGTAAATATAGTACCGCATCTTCAAGTTGGATAGCAGTATCAACACCGTTGTATGCTACTATCCCAACAGCAACTTATGGCTTAGACCCAGCGGGTGGTGGCTATGGTATCGCAGCTGGTACAGTGTTTGTCCGTTACGATGTGGACTCCAATGGTATCGCTAATTACAAACCGTTCGTTAAGTACTCTACTGGTGCAACAAAGATAGTTGCAAACGTAGTGGGAAATACTCCGTTTACATCAGGTGACACGTTTACATTGCGCACTACATCAATTGGTACCAATGCATTAACAACTTACACGATTACTTTGAATGGTACAAACCGTGCAGCATTCGCATCTGCTATTTCAGCAGCTAATATCCCAGAAATTACATCTGCGGTAGAATCTACTGGTGCTATCAGCATCACACACAAATATGGTGGTGTGATTGTATTGCAAGGTGCCGTGGCTGGTCAAGCTGGATTTACTACTAGTATCCAAGGTGTCTCACCTACTGCTACTGGTTTAAGCTTGTCGTCTTGGACTCCATTGCAGTACACATACAGCACGACAGAACCAACACAAAATCCTGTAGACGGTACATTATGGTACTACGGATCGGCGACTGAAATCGATGTGATGATTAATACATTGACTGGTTGGAAGGGTTATCATCAAGAAGCGTCTGATGCTCGTGGCTTTGTGTTAACTGATACAGACCCAACAGGCGTTATTGTTTCTGCAAGCAAGCCTACTTCCCAAACAGACAGCACGGCTTTGGTAGCTGGGGACTTATGGTTAGATACAAGTGATCTTGAAAACTGGCCAGCACTTTCCCGTTACACTGGTAGCATCTGGACAAAGATTGACAACACTGACCAAGTATCGCAAAACGGTGTCATCTTCGCTGATGCACGTTGGGGAATTGATGGCGCAACAAATATCATTAACGGTGAAATGCCAGCTATTACTGCTTTGGCTAACAGTGCATACTTGGATGCTGATGCTCCTGACGCACGCCTGTACCCACGTGGTATGATTATGGTTAACACTCGCCGTTCTGGTTACAATGTCAAACGTTTCGTAAGCAACTACTTCAATGACACGAGCTTCCCTAACTCAGTTATTCCAGCAGTTAAAGATGCTTGGGTTTCTGCAAGCGGATTAAAGAACAATGGTTCTATGTACGCTGGTCACCAAGCACAACGTCATATGATTGTTGCCGCTATGCGTGGTGCAGTTGATGGTTCTACTGAGATCCGTGAAGAACAATTCCAGTTCAACTTAATCGTTTGCCCTGGCTACCCTGAAGTTATTGCTAACATGGTTGCATTGAACAATGACCGCGTTAATACAGCGTTCATCATTGGTGATACACCAATGCGTCTTGCTCCTAATGGTGTTGATTTGGTTAACTGGTCCAACAATGCAGACAATGCAACTGGCTTAAGCACTAACGACCCATACCTAGGTGTTTACTACCCAGGTTGCGCTGAGACAAATGACGTTCAAGGTAATACAATCATTCAGCCAGCA